ATGGAGACCAAACGCCGTTCGGCGCTCAAACGCTTCAATAGAAAACCTAAAACGCACCTCAAAGGTACGGATAGGCAGCTCGCTATCCTGGAGCTGCTTAGAGACAATCGCTACCTTGCCACCCCGTACATCCAGGCGGCTTTAGGAAGCCCGCAGTACGTAGAGGATGTGCTCCCCGATCTTGTGGAGAAGGGCTACATAGGTGTTCCGGCTAAGGCGATAGATCGCTGCAAGACGCATGCAGTCCCCCATGCCTACGAGCTGCTGCCCAGAGGCGAGGAGCTCTTAGCACAGAAGCGCGGCCCAAAGCCTCGGCACATTGCAGGCAATTGGTTTGAGCACGACTTCCTGACGTGCTGCCACAAGTTCTCGTTCGAGCATGCCGCCCGCGTAGTACCTGGCCTCAAGGTGCGCACAGCGCACTCCATCCTTGAGCACGAAAACTGCCCTGAGGCGACGAGGCTTAGCCCGACGCCGTTTGTCATTCCGACTGATCCGCCGCTCGAATTTGACGCCGACCCGTTCGGCTACGAGTACGAAGGCAAACTCCTGTTCTGTTATTTCGAGACGGACACCGGCACGCACAAGCGCGCGGACGTGAAGCACAAGATCGATCGTGCATGCGAATTCTTAGAGCGCAAGATGGCTGTCACGATGTTCGGCATGCCCTCCAAACTCATGCACTTCTTTTTTATCACCAACAACGAAGAGCGCATGGAAGACTTCTCTGAACACGTGCCAGACGATTGGGCTTCGCGCTTTCACTTCAAATGGACGCCTTGCAGCTTCGAGACGAAATTTCCGCCGCCTACGGCTCATTTGGTGCTTGAGCCCTGGCACCAGAAGGGCGGCAAGACCTGGAGCATCCCAGAGCACCTTGGAGCAACCGATGTACGACCAAGCGAAGGTAGATCGGATCAAGCAGCTTGAACGTGAGATACAAGAACGCGTTGGTGAACTGAATACATTGCTCGGAGGCGAGCCACCAAAGCGCAAGTGGACTAGGCGCGTTCCCAAGACAACGGAGAGCCCCGGCCAGCAGTAGGCGCGGGGCTCCTCGCACGTTGCACGTCAGTCGTCTTTGCGCGGAAACAGCACGAGCCGCCCATCGACAGGTAGGGCTTGCAGCTCAATGGAGATGCCGTCCTTGGCGACCGACCACGCGCCGCCTACGCGCGTATAGAAGGGCTTGTCCCCTTCGCGTTCCTTCGAGACGAACACATCAAAATCCGGCTTGCGGCCTTGGGCCATGTGGCCTCGCTTTCTCTCGCTCAGATGCGAGGGAGGAGAGCCCGAGTTGTCTTCACTAAAATTCTGTACCCGCAAGGCACAGGGTCGCTTGAAGGCTCGTATCGACCGCGCTCTCCTTTCCCACACCCAAGCCCGGAACGTTCCTAGTCAGATGATACACTGGAGCTAGACCGTTCGCGGTCGGCAATCCACACATCGCTAGGAGGCTTCGATGGCGTACATCGATTTCGCCGCTGTAAAGGAGCGCGTATCAATCGAGGAAGCCGCAGCCCTCCTCGGGCTGCGTCTCCACAAGTCAGGCAATCAGTTGCGCGGCCCGTGCCCCATCTGCAAGACAGGTGGGGAGCGCGCGTTGGCCGTCACTCCCGCGAAGAATTTGTACTACTGCTTCGCGGCGCAATCTGGGGGCGACCAAATTCAGCTCGCGGCGCACATCAACGCCTGCAAGCTGACCGAGGCAGCCGAGTTTCTGGCAGGGACAAGTACGGTACCAGTACAGAACGGTACAGTACCTACGGTTAGCAAAGCCCGTGCCACCGTGCCCCCAGCCCAGCAGAAGGCAGCACAGAAAGCGGGAATGAACCCGCTCGACTACCTTGAGCCCGAGCATGACGCGGTAATTGCCGCAGGGCTCGACGAGGAGACGGCCCGCTTCATCGGCGCCGGGTACGCGGGCAAGGGAGTGCTGCGCGGAACGGTAGCCATTCCCATCCGTGACGAGAGCGGCACACTCCTGGGCTACATCGGCGTCCACGAAGTGCTGCTGCCGCCCAAAGGTCTCCTACCGCAGACCAACGTGGTGAAACTGAGAGCCTGAAATATGGCTCAACGAGGCCCTGCTTTGGCGGGGCCTTTCCGTGCATTTGACAAACCTAGCGTTTGGTTTCCGACTATCTAATCCACATGACAAAATCTAGCGTTGGGTTACCATATAGCTGTAGTCAGCATTACTAAGAACCTGACTATTACGTTTTATGATACGCTACTATGTCACGTTAGATAACCGGGTCTTGAAGGTCGCGGGACTCGGATATTCTCTGGTCCCTCGCCCCGCGCTGCCTCGATTAGATGACATAAAGCTCTCTCATGAGTGAGAGTCACACAATGCTTCCGAAAAACCCCGCAGCCGTAGCTCTCGGCTCAATTAAGAGCAAGAAGAAGGCCGCCGCAGCCCGCAAGAACGGCAAGAAGGGCGGCAGGCCACGCAAGAAGAATTAAAAGCTTACCGACACTAGGATGGAAACTAAGAAACCACAGGTCAGGTGCGAGTGCGAACAAGTAGAGATCAAAGAAAGCGATGTTGATGCAATGCGCTCTATCCTCAGCGCTCCCTCGTTCGAGGACACCATCGCCATTGTTGGTGCCGCCAACAAAGCTTTCTACGGCATGAACCCCTTTCCCGACCGCAGCCCCTACCAGACCAAACCTTGCGGCGGCTGTGAGGGAAAGGGCTACGTGTTTCTCGCTAACGGGCCTGATGACGCCGAGAAGGTCGAGTGCGGCGGGTGCAACGGCACGGGGCGAGTAGTCGCTAACGACTAGGCTTATGGGAGCTGTCAAGGAGTGGTTCCGCAGCGAAGGCTATGAGCCGAGTGTCGAAGCACACGAGCTCGCATCCCATCTGGGCGGCGTAGAGGAAAACGAGTTGGCCTGCATAGAACACGCGCTCAGACGCGCGTACGAGGCGGGACGAAAAGGCATGGAGCTAATTTAACTGACACCGTTATGAGGGAAATAAAATTTAGGGCGTACATAGGTGACGGGGTTTGGTGTTATGCCGAACTTAAAGGAGAAAAGTTTGATACCCGTATCTTCCCTCTTAGAGAAGGCGCCGTGCTGAATCCTAAAGTCGGAACCTGGCAACAGTACACCGGCCTCAAAGACAAGAACGGGAAGGAGATATACGAGGGGGATGTTGTGAAGTACCTCTCCCTCAGCGGCTTTGAAGCCGAGGATAGCCTAAGCGACAAGGAACTTGAAAAGGAAGGCAAGGAGCGCATTGGCGAGGTGAAATTCTCGGGCGGCGAGTTTCGGCCACGCGAGACCGGCTCTTATCCCGAGGATGGATATTACGGATGGCGAGATTACGCTTTTGAAGTCATCGGCAACATCTTCGAGAACCCCGAGTTATTAACAGCATAAGACGCACAATCTATATGGCAGGGAAGTCGGTTGACCATCAGTTCTCGCGCCAATGCGTATCATCGTCGCGGCGAAGCTCAAGCAGGATGGCCGCGATTTCTCAAAGTGTGAGCTGTGCGGCGACCCGATATCCGAGGGCAAGCACCAACTCCACCATACGAAGTACGAAGGTGCGACCTACCGAGACATCAAGATTGTGTGTGCGAGCTGCAATCAGCGGCCTGAGAACAAGTTGTTAGACTGACCCCTCGCTCTCTCCACCTTCTCCATCACCCGCATCCTCTCCACCAGGAGCCGCCTCGGCGCTCTCCGCAGCTTCACTAGGGGCCTCTGGCGTAGGGTCGGGAGACGGCTCAGATGCCGTAGGTTCTTGCGTGGGCTCAGGCTCCGCAGGGGGAGCAGGTGAGGACTTGTCCATAGGCGTAAGGTCGCTGACCGGTTCCGGAAGATCCAACCCTGTCGCCTTGTGAAACTCATTCGCTTGAATGTCGCGCGCGAGCGCTTCATCAAGCTCCTGCACCATCACGTCGTCGTACGCTGCTTCCTCGTACTTGCTGCCATTGGGTTCTATGTTGGCGAAGGAGAGCGACGGTATCCCCAGCATCTTCCCGATGTAGCGCAGGACACGTTTGCGCGGCCGAGCGCGCTCATCGCGGTAACTCTCTTCGAGAGACCAATAGCCCTTGCGATTTACCCAGTGAGCGCACATGCGCGAAAGCTAGGGTACAGCCGCCGCGTTCCCAAGATCGCAAAGCGCCTCAAAGCGCACATGGTACGATTAAGAGCGGACATCCTGTCCCTTTTGAGAAGGAGTTCGCAATGTCCCTCATGTTGCATGCGGGCGCCAACGCCGTCTCCTACGACGACTTACGCGCCATTCAAACGCCAGCCGGTACGGACACTCACGTGCCCGTACCTCACCACGAGATCGTGGAGCTGATGCGCTACACGCTCGGCTTCTACAAGCATGAGATCGTCGAGGAGCATCACGCCGCCACGCCGGACGGTCTGCGCTACTTCGGCGTCCTGTGCCTTCGCTCTCCCTACGGCGAGTACACGGACATGCTCGGGCTGCGAAACAGCCACGACAAGAGCCTGCCGATCGGCATCGCGTTCGGCTCTCGCGTGTTTGTCTGTGACAATCTCGCGTTCTCAGCCGACCACGTGATCCGCCGCAAGCACACCGTCAAAGCCAAGCGCGAGCTGCCGGGCCTCTTGGCTGACATCATCGCGCCCTTAGGCGAGCAACGGCTGGCGCAGAACCAGAAGCTCCTCGGCTACAAAAACACGGCGATCAGCGACCAGCTCGCCGATCACGCCATCATGACGATGTATCGCCAGGAGATCATCGGTGTGCAGCGTATCGCGGACGTGTCGAAGCAATGGGAGAAGCCGGAGCACGACTGGGGACCCAAGGCCGCGTGGCGGCTGTTCAATGCGGCCACTCATGCGCTCTCGGGCAAGGTGGCGGAACAGCCTCAGCTAACGCAGCGGCTTCACACCATCATCGATGCCGTCGCTACGGTCCACTAGGGGAGGCGCGCATGCTTGCGAACACCAAGCGCGTCTATGCTCTGGCGGACTACACCGTAGAGGGAAGGGCCGACAAATGGTTCTTCTGGAAGACGGCCCGCTTCGGCGACAAGGAGGAGAAGAAAGGGCCGTACTCCTCGCTCGCGAGCGTTACGCTCATGATCGCCCGGCAGCTCAAGCGTGAAATCGCAAAGCGCGACGCAATCCATCAGCTCCCGGAGTGAGCGGATGGACGAGTATGTGAAGGGCTTGGAGGACCTGATCCTCCAGCTTGACGCGACGTTCTCCGACCTGGAGGCCGCGAAGCGCAAGGGCTACTTGTTCCGGGATATGCCGCTTCTCCACAGAGCAGCGGACGGCATCCGGACCAAGCGTGGTACCGTAAAGAGCGGACGCGAGAACAAAAGCAACAAGCCGTCTCAACGATAGCCATCAAATCGCTGCCGCAGCTTGCGCCGCCGCATCCCAACCTCACAGACCGCCAAGCTCCTAGGCCCGCCCGAGCACTCTGCTATGGGGTAGGGCGGGCGGAGGCAATTTCACCGCCCATCGGTGCAACGTATCGCGTGTGGTGAACACGGCGGTCTAGTCCCCAGCTTCACGGCTGGGGTTTTGTTTCACATGGCGCGCGATTTGCCGTAGGCCCTTCGCGAACGAGCTAGTACGGTCCCAAAACTCAAGAGCCATTTCGGAGGTCACAGGCTCGCCTCGTACGTGAGCAGCGGCGTTCCTGACCCTCGCGATTGAGCTGTAAAGCTCCAAGACATCCTCGGTTATATGTCCCTTGTCTCTCATCCATCGAAGAATCGCACGAGGGCTCATCTTTTTTGGGTTGAGCCCAAGATATTCCGCGACTGCCACCAGTGACGCCTCCACTTCATAGAACGCCCTGACGATTGCGGACCTAGGAGAGACTTTTACGAGCAGCGCGATTTCATCCTCCAAGTCGAGTACGTCCGCCTCATCCTTGCTGTTCTTTTGCTCCGAAAAATCGAACTCGTCCGCCTTCTCAAGCGCAGTCACAACAGCGCGTTCGAATTTTGCATTTGCTCCTCCGGGCAAGGAGAATTCTTGAAGCCGATCAATCAAGCTGGGGAGACGGTGGCGGCCTAGTATCAGCAACACGGCAACGACGACCGGCCACGCGAGAGCGCTGGTCATGTTTGATATGAATTGAAGCCAGTCCACAGTGTGCGCCCCATGCTACGATTAGATGAGTGCAAACTATCACGCTTTCGGGAGAGCCAAAATCCACGCAGCACTGCTACCGCTACGCCTGCCGCGGGACTTTTCCGACCATGTACATGACCGCGGAAGGGAAGGCTCTCAAAGAGCAGTACCAATGGGAGGCAAGGGCGCAGTGGCGCGGTCCTAAGCTCGAAGGCGACATCAGCGTCTCAGTCACGTTCTACTTTGCGACAAAGCGCAAGCGGGACCTGGACAACCAGAACAAGCTCATACTCGACGCGCTTACGGGCATTGCGTGGGAAGACGACAGTCAAGTTGGGGAGCTGCATCTACTTCGCCGCTATGACAGAGAGAAGCCGCACATAGAAATCGCTGTGCAACAGCTCGGGCTTTAGAACCATAAGCCAGACCGCCGCAGCCAGCGAAAAGGTCAAGAACGCTTTCGCCAGGACCAGCAGGGTGATCGGCAAGCGCTGTGAGCGCAGGGCCTCCAGCCCCACAAAACGGGTCAAGCCAAAGCGGATTTCCGGGCTGGGCATGTCCGAACACTCCTCGCCATTAGATCAGCGAATCGCTTGGTTCGGACAAGCGAGAGTTTGAGAGCACACTTTTTGAGTCGGCGCAACGCACCCGGTACATTGGTGAGTCCGGTCCGCGAGGAGACGTATGCCACTAGGGGGGGACGTCCTGATCGAAAACCTCACGGGTGAGGCTTATTTCGCGCCCCAAGGGCATCGAATTTTCCACAGTTTCCAGAGGGAGGTTCATCTTGCTGGTTGCTCCGCACGACGAGGGTAGAAAAGACCAGCGTCGTATATGCGTGAGAACCGAATGCAGTTAATTGCAATTGCACCTATATGACGCCCGGAAGTGTTAGACGCGGCAAATGGTCGGCCGTAAGAATGTCCGCCCCGCGTTACAAAGCCTCATGTCTCCGTACTCTTGAGGTATGACGGGCACTGAGCTTTCTACGTTTTGCGAGGAGCTAAACGGCGGCGCCTAGTTCGGTGACACGCTGCTCTGGTTCAAGGCTTCGTTTTGCGTCGGCGAGGTACATAGATTCCGATGTCTTCAAGCGGTCCCGCTTTGTGGTATACGTCCCACAACTCACTTCCCAAAGCCCTCACTTTCTTCAGTCGGCGTTGTTGAGATCGTGCCGCCACCATGTTCGCAACGAATAAGACTGTAGCGAGAGAAAAGCTGACAAGTGTCATACTTGCTGCTGTAAAGAATGATATGGAGCCCTCGTAGTTAAAAGCCGAATAAACAAGCAGACCTCCACACAGCATCGCAATACCTGCAGAGACCACTTCGACGGCACGTTCGTTCTGAAGTAGAATACTGTCGACTGGTCTCTCTAGTTCGTTCATGACCTCAGTTGCGCGATCGTGACCGAGAACATCATGAAGCTTGAACGCAAACTCCCACAGCCCATCTTGTTCTTTCTTCAGCCGCTCTGCGAAAGGGGCACGGATTTGTGAGAAAGAGTAAAACGCAATGTTTAGGGCGACTCCTATCTGCCAAACAGATTGAAACTCGCCCCATTTCATAGACCTCATCTGGAAAAGCTGAGCGGTAAGCCACAAGCAAGATCCTATTGCGGCCAAGGTCGTGATCGCCGCGAAAAGCAGAGCCGGAATGCCTTCACGCTGCAGTGCTTGCCGCTCAGTCTCGTCGAAGAGCGCTTTGCTTGCGAGATGAGATAAGTGAGATGAGAATTTGTAGTATTTGTAGCTAGCTAATATAGCTAAACCCACGAATAGGCCGCACGATCCTGCCTGTAAGATGAGCCAGTCGGTTGCGTCCATTAGCCCCTCCAAAGCGGGCTGAGAGTAGCACAGTTAAGAACTGCACTAACAGCGTGCTACACTGAGGCCATATGGCAGAACGAGGCCGTCCAACTGAATACGAGCCAGGCACAGTCGCCAAGGAGGTTGAGCGGTATATCAGCTTCTGCAAAGAGCAGGCTTACCTACCGACCGTCGAGGGTTTGGCTGTCCACCTCTGTGTAGCCCGCTCCACGATCTACAAGTGGGCAGATGACCACGAGGAATTTTCGGACATCTTAGAGCAGCTCCTCGCCGCGCAGGCCTCGCAGCTCATCCAGAACGGCTTGGTCAACAACTACAACGCCACCATCACCAAGCTCATGCTCACCAAGCACGGCTATCGGGACAAGACCGAGGTGGACCACTTGAGCAAAGGAGAGCGCATCGCCGGGTTCAACTTCGTGAGCAATGGAGGCAATCACCCCGACAATCCGGCCGACGCCTAAGCAGGAACTGGCGTGGCAGAAGCTTCAAGACGACACGACGCGGTTCTTACTCTTTGGCGGCGGGGCAGGCGGGGGAAAGACGTGGCTCTACTGTGAATGGCTCCTGGTCTGGGCTTACTTCTATCCGGGCTCCCGCGCCTTCATGGCGCGCAACGAGCTCAAGCGGCTCATGAACTCGACCTTCGTCACCTGGACCAAGGTCTGCAAACACCACAGCATTCCGCAGGAGGACTGGAGTCTCGACGGCAAATACAACGTCATCCGCTTCAAGAACGGCAGCACGATCGATCTGCTCGACGTAGCGTTTAAGCCGACTGACCCGCTCTACGAGCGCTTCGGCTCAACCGAGTACAGCCACGGCTTCGGCGAAGAGGTGAGCGAGTGGCATTTCCTCGCCTTCGACGTGCTGAAGTCCCGCATCGGTCGCCACCGCGTGCTTTCTAAGGGCGTCGACATCACGCCGCCTCCCAAGTTCGGCCTCTCGTGCAATCCCTCCCGCGGCTGGGTACGCCGCGTGTTCTATACGCCCTCGCTCGACGGCTCACTGCCCGAGCAGTACGCCTTCATCCAGTCCCTGTATCGCGACAACCCATACACGGCCGAGCAGTACGGCAAGCAGTTGGAGGAGATTAGCGACCGCGCGCTGCGCCAGCGCCTCAAGGACGGCAACTGGGACTACGACGAGGATGCCGGGACGCTCATGCGCTTCGACAACATCCGCGACATGTTCACCAACACGATCGTCAAGGACGGGCAGAAGTACCTCATCGTCGATGTGGCGCGGTACGGCCGGGACAAGACGGTGTTCAATTTCTGGGACGGCCTGGAGAGCGCGAGGCGCGAGTTCTACCGGGAGCAGGGGACCGACAAGACCATCCAGCTCATCCGGGACTTTGCCGCGGTTGAGAAGATCCCGTACTCGCACATCCTTGTGGACGAGGACGGTGTAGGCGGGGGCGTAGTGGACCAGCTCCCCGGCGTGAAGGGTTTCGTGGCCGCATCTACGCCTTTGCCGACCAGGACAGCGCTGCGGCGCCAGATGCTTCCTGCGGCGAACCTTACCGTTGAGGGCACGCGCAACGTTGTGGCCTTCCAGAATCTCAAGACCCAGTGCGCGTTCAAGCTCGCCGAGATGGTCGAGACGCACCGCATCGCAGCCAAGCCGGGAGGCGACCAGGACGAGATCATGGAGGACCTCTCTCAAATCCGGCAGCGCGATATGGACAAGGACGGCAAGCTCAAGATCGTGCCGAAGGACGAGGTGAAGGAGGCACTGGGCCGCTCGCCTGACGTAGGCGATACCTTCCTCATGCGGATGTACTTCGAGCTCATGAAGGATGCGACGGGCGGGACCTACGAAGCCTCAGTAGCCACCATCAATCGACGGCAAGTGCCGAGAAAGGTAGTGCAGAGAGGAGTGTAAGGTGACTACCTCCCCGGTATTTTCTTCAGCACGTGGTCAAAAATGATGTCACCCACACCAAGCTGATACAGCAACGTTGCAATCGCACCCAGCGTCATCACTCCCGCGCCCGTGCCAAGCGTCGCCGCATATTTATTCAAAAATGAGTTGAGGTGCTTTTGAAGCATCGCGGACGATGCAGTCGTTCCCGAACGCTTCTGCTTCAAACCTTCTAAGAAAGAGTTCAGCTTCTTCAATTCATCGACGAGCCGACGCAACTCAGCCAGATAATCTTCATCTTCCAAACGCAACGCGGGCGGTGGTTGATTGTGCTGTCGCCGCGGGTCATAATCGAGAGCTTCCTCAAATACTCGGATCAGCAATTCGGAATGAAACAGAGCCTGCTTCACACTTCGTATAGTGATGCGTCTCGTTAGTTTCTCGCCATCAACGTCCTCTCTTAGAAATTTGGACTCATATCCAAGATTTTCGAAGTAGGTGGTGAGCGCCAGTCGAGCCACTTCTGCCTCGCTGACCTTCTGTTCTTTAGCTGATTCTTTTAGCGCGACCTTCATATCTGACGACACGTCTAGCGAGACACGCTGACGAGGAGCTTCTAAATCGTATTCTCTTGCGGCGCGCAACGCGCTCGCCAAACCTCGTCTCACTGCCATGAATCCCATCCCGCCCAGGGTTTGCTATCCCCACCTCACGCCTAGCTTGCCACCGCTGTGCGGTACACTTCAAGCATGAAGGAGCTCTACGCGCTCATCGACGATCACATCGCGCAATACGATAAGGGCACTATTCCGCTGTCTGAGGACATCCAGTTCTCGATGCGCAACACGGTCAAGCAGATCACGCACTACATCCTCTCTCGCTACATGGATGGCGGCGAGAACAACATTGACCCGGCCTCAGGCTTGCGCCGCCCCTTCCGCAACATCGGCAACGGCATCGTCGACCTCGAATGGCGCGCCAAGAACATCGACCGGAGCTCTATCGAAGCCCACGCCACGGACGGCGACTTCCTTTTCGCCCTGGTCGTCAACAAAGAGCTCCAGCAGTGGATGAAGGACAACGGCTTCGGTGAGACCATCGACCGCATCCAGCGCAAGGAGAGCGAGTACGGCTCGGTTCTCACCAAGAAGACCGAGACGGCCGACGAGCTGCTTATCGAGCCGGTTAACTGGACCACGATGTTTGTCGACCCGCGCGACATCGAAAACGGCATGAAGGTCGACGAGAACTATCTCAGTCCCTTGGAGCTAAAGCTCAAGCGCGGTGTCTGGGACGAGGAGTATGACGGCGAGAGCGCCATCGACGCGGTCCTTGCAGCGCAGAAGAAAGCCTACAAGACCGAAAAGGGCGAGAACCGCATCAAGGTACTCGACATCGAAGGGCAGTTCGAGGCGCGCACGGTCTATCCCGATGAGTACAAAGATGATGATGAGAGCGGCGACGAGATAGGGCTCTACAACATCATCATCGCTGAGGTGAAGAACAAGAAGTACTGCCTCTACAAGAACAAGCTGAAGAAGACGCGCTTCAAGCACAAGGCGCGCAAGAGCGTTGAGGGGCGGGACTTCGGTGTGGGCGTGTGGGAGGAAATCTTCGAGCCGCAGATTTGGACGAACGAGGCCGTCATCGACGAGCGCGAGGCGCTCAGCATCGGCGGGAAGGTTGTCATCACGACGAACAAGAAGGGCCTTCCGTCCGCGCTCAGCCTCATGAACGGGGAGATAATCGAGCTGGAGGACGGCCAGTACTTCAAGGCTGAGCCGCTGCGCTCCGCCGCATTGCCCGAGTTTCAAAACGTCGTCGATGCCTGGTTCCTCAACATGCAGCGCGACCAGTCTGCTTATCCGGGCATGACCGGCGAGGAGCCGAAGGCGAGCACGCCCGGCATCTCGCTTCAGCTACAGGCCGCCCAGGGCGCATCCATCTTCAACAAGCGCCGCGACAGCGACGGCTACTTCATCGGGGAGATCATCATCGAGGACGTGATGCCGTTTATCGTGAAACGCATCAACAAAGACCATGCCCTCACGGCGTCCTACTCCCCCAAAGAGCTTGCGATGCTCGACCGTTCCATCCGCGAGTTTCACTCCAACACAGCGGCCAAGGAGAAAACGCTCGGCTTTGACCTGAGCCAACTCGGGAACGGAAAGCTTTTCACCAACGACAGCAAGACGGCGATGGAGGCCGGGATCCAGGATGGCCTCGATCGCCAGGGCAATAAGCGCACGCTCAAAATTCCCAAGGGCTACATCACCATGGAGCGCATCAAGCAGAAGATACGCTTCGACATCACCGATGAAATGAGCGATGGGCAGCGCCGTCTCAATACCCTTGCCGTCGCGCTAGCTCAGCTTCCGCCCGGCGACCCGACGCGCGTGCCAATCATCCAGGAGATGCTCGAGATCGGCGGGGTGTCGGCGGCGTCCTTCCAGGTCGGTGCCGGAGCGCCCGCAGCGCCCGTGGTAGCGCCCAAACTTGCCCAGCCGACAAACGTCGAGAAGGTTCTCCCTGTTGGACAGCAGTGATGAGTTAACGAGTTCTGCGCGCTTTCAACTGCCACGCTCGCTCAAATGGTTCTGCTTTGTCTAGTTCTTTCGAGAGAGTGACCGAGGCATAGTCTCGACACTTTATCTCGCCCTGAGCGTTCTTACCGAATTGTCCCGGCCAAACGTCCTGCACAAAAGATGGTAGCACTGGGGTCAGTCCATGCTCTTCCGCACTAAGCGAATTGAGCCGCTCCATCATTAGGTAGTGTCCAGACTCGCTTATTGTGACGCACTTTCCAAAGACGGCTCCCCAACGCGTATCGCGCAAATCGTTCCAAAGGGACCACTCCCGCCAGTTAGCTCCAACATAGTCGACGGCTACCTTTATGACGACGTTCGGCTTGCCAGGTACCTCGTAAGCAGTTCGCGCTCCACCTTTCCCCAAACTCTCGCCGCACAAAGCAGCCATATCAGCGTCTCTCATGGGAGTCGCATACTGTTCGCTCATATCCACACGCTCCAAAGCAGAGATGGCTGGACGAGGTACAATGACTGAATGAATGCCCATCTCAAAGTCTTCTTCGAGGACAAGGAAGCGCAGAAGGCGTGGGCTGAGTTCATCCTTGAAGAGCTCAACGAGGAGGCGCTGCGGCGCGTCTACAAGGGCCAGGACACGAAAGCGGTGAAAGAGGCCCACGACATCATCAGCAAGTCGTTTAAGAAGCTCGCCGAGCTATTCACACCTAAGAAGCCGCGACCACCCAAGCCACGCGCAGTGTAGTGCATACTGAAGGCAGGTTCGCATTATTCGCTAGCTGTATTTAGTTCATGATTACGAAATGGCTCAACGGGTCCGTAGTCGGTTCGGGGACCCAGATAGAGTTCACGGCCAAGGGCGCCACGGCCACCGATGACGGCAGCAAGACCACCTACAATCTCGACCCCATGGTCGCGGTTGCGCAGGTCACGCTCACCAACGCAGAGATAAAGGCGCTCAGGGCTACGCCCAAGACGCTCGTAGCGGCGCCGGGCGCGGGCAAGGTGCTAGAGTTCGTGTCCGCGCAGCTCAAGCTTGTCGCGGGCGCCAACGTGCTTACGGAGTCCACCGCAAACCTTGCCGTCAAGTACACCGACGGCTCGGGCGCGCAGGTGTCTCAGACGATCGAGTGCACCGGCTTCATCGACCAGTCGGTCAACACCATGACGAGCGCGTGGGGCAAGATAGACGCGATCGTGGCGTACTCGGCGGCTGCCAACAAGGCGCTAGTGCTTCATAACCTGGGCGCGGGCGAGTTCGGCGGCAATGCCGCGGCGGACGCGACTATGGTCGTGGACGTGGTCTATCGCGTGCACACCATCTAATCCACAGAGCGCAAGTTGACGGTCCCTAGTGTGCGGTACAATTCGATTATCTGGTTATCATTCCACTCAAAATGACTGATCCCAATGTCACGCCGGTAGACCCCTCAGTAGACCCGGCACCAGCTCCTGAAGTCGAAGAAGAAGAAAACGACGACGAACTGGAGCCCGAGGACCCTGGCGTAATTCCTCCCAACGAAACGCCAGAACAGAAGGACGCTCGCATCAAGGCCCTCGAAGAGCGCAACGGCAAGCTCTGGGCCCGCCTGAAAAGGGCGAAGAATAAGCCAGCGTCTGCGGCACCGGCCGCTCCGGCAGCACCCGCTCCCGCAGCTCCGGCCGCCGCTCCCGGTCTATCCCGCGACGAAGCCATCCTTTACGCCAAAGGTTTCTCTGAGGAGGAAGTCGAATACGCAAAAAAGGTTTCGCTCATACAAGGTGTGAGCCCTACCAAGGCAATCGAAGACGACCTTTTCACCGGCTGGAAGGCCAAGAGAGACAAAGACGCGAAGGATAAAGCTGCACAGCTTGGTGTCTCCCGAGGGGGCAAACCGACGACCAAGAAAACCTTGGCTACGCCTGGACTCTCAGACGAGGAGCACAAGGCTCTCGCGAAAGAAAAACTGGGACTATAGCTCTCACGCCGTTGAGTGGAGCTTGGGCGATTATCCCTAGCACTCAACTACCGTGGCATTTCCCACATCAACCCTCTCCGCGACTAACCTCGCAGAGATAATCCCGGAGATTTGGGGCGAGAAGATAAACGACTTCTATCGCGCCAAGCTCAAGCTCGCAGCGTTCTTCACCAACCGCAGCGACGAGCTGGCCGAAGGAGCCGATGCTCTCTACACGCCGAACCTCACGGAGATGGCTGCAAACGCGAAAGGTAACGCGACCGCAGTTACGCTCAACGCAAACACCGAGACCAAGCAGACCCTCACCGTCGACCAGTGGTACGAAGTTTCGTTCGCCATCGAGGACAAGGAGGCTGTTCAGGTCAAGAAGTCATACAACACGCAGCAACGCTACATGAAGAACGCGGCCTTTACGGCTGCGAAGAAGCTTGAGGTAGCGCTCGCGACGCTCTTCCACGGCTTTTCGACCTCGAAAGGCACGTCGGGCGCTGCGCTCACCGACGCCGTGGTCCGCTCCGCCATCTCGGCCTTCGAGACCGCGAACGTCGATTACGAGGAGGCCGCATGGTTCCTCCACCCGAAAACCGTCTGGGTAGACCTCATGTCGATTGATCGCTTCGCGCTCAAGCTTAACACTGACGGCGCTGACCCGGTCGTGAAGGGCGCGATCGGCCAAATCTATGGCCGCCCGGTCGTCACTTCGACGCTCATTCAGAAGATCAACGCCAACGCCGACTACTCGGGCGCGTTGGCCGTGCCTGACTCGCTCCACTGGGCAACCGCGCCGCTTCCCGGTCAGCGTGACGCCTACGGGGTGCGCCTTCAGGCAAACTACATCCCCGACTATCTCAGCACCCTCTGCACGGCCGATATTCTCTACGGAGTTATCGAGAACCGTGACGCAGGCGGCGTCGAGATCGTGTCCGCCGTTTAGTTTGTTGCTTGGGAGTGGACGGCTTAAAGCCGCTCCCAAGCCTTTAAGCCAGCAAACCTATGTCACATCAAATCAAAGTAGCTATGGGCGCAAACATCAAACGAGAAAGTGTCCTCATCAATCCCGCCATCAGCGCGGCCGAAGGTTCGTTCAGCCAAGGCAATCTTGAGGGACTGAGCGATAACCCGGAGAAGAACATTATTGCCCGCGGCAAGAGCAGCCGTGACGTGCTCAGACAAGCGTATGGCAGATAAGTACACAAGAGAAATAGCCCTCGACGACGCCCTCTTGTTGTCGATGGTCGAAAAGAAGGGCGAGATGGTCGAGCAGGGGCGCTCGCTCTCGCGCCAGGCCGAGGATCTTGCCACGCAGCACGAGAAGGTGGTGGAGCAGCTCACGGAGCACGCCGACAAGGTCAACAACCTCAAGCTCGAAATCCTGCGCCGCACCGAGAAGCTGGCGCGCAAGCTCTTGGGCGAGTTCGAGCTACCCGTTACGACCGTGCTGAAGGACGGGAAAGTCGTGCTTGAGGTCACCGAAGCCCTTGAGGAATTCAAGGACAGTTTCAAGGCCTTCGACAAGTGGCACGAGCCCGTGCCGCGCAAGAAGAAGGAGCCATTAGCAGATAAGCATTAAACGTTATGTCCCCACGCACCGAAGGAGACTTGCTCGCGAGCGCAGCCAGGACGGCCAGCACAACGAGCGAATGGTTCTACAACAGCGATTTCCGCGGCGTGCACGTCACAATCAACGTGACGGCCGTCGTGTCCTCTCCGTCCGTCACGTTCAAGATTCAGGGCCTCGATCGCACCAGCGGCAACACCTACGACCTCTTAGCCAGCGCGGCGATAACCGGCACCGGCCAAACCGAGCTCAAGGTCTACCCGGGTCTCACCGCCTCAGCTAACGCCGTCGCGAGCGACGTGCTTCCGCGCGACTGGCGCATCAGCGCGACGCACGGCAACGGCAACTCGATCACCTACTCGGTAGGGTTCAGTGCCCTCAAGTAAGCCATGCAGCTATCCGACACCACAAACAAAAACGGGCTCATACAGGAGTGCGAATTTTGGTGTGGCCTTCCGGATGGCACGATCAGCGGCACGGCACTTCAGTTACAGCGGTTCGTAAACCGCCTCAATCGCGCCTACGATCGCGTGATGCCCATCGTTTTGTCGGGCGGAGACACTATGCGCTGGGATGACAGCCAGAATCACACCAAGCATCCCACAGCCACCTTCGACATCACCTCCGGAGTCAACGACTACCAATTCCTCCAGGACGAGCAGGGCAATTCGATTCTGAATATCGTTGAAGTCAAGATACTGCCCAGTGCGACTGCAACTGAGTACCAAGACCTCTCGCGCATTACGCTCGACGACCCTCGCGCTCAGAACTTCATGTGGCCCAATCCTAGCGCCACTGGCGTCCCCAGCGAGTTTCTGGAGCGCAACAGCACCATCTTCTTCGACGTATTCCCGAGCTACACCGCGACCGCGGGTGGCAAGCTCTTCTTCGAGCGCTCTCCGAGCTACTTCAGCACATCAGCCCTGACGCAGACGCCCGGCATCCCGGAGCCGTTCCACCCGCTCTTGGCACTGTACGCTTCTCTCGATTGGCTCACGGTCAACAAGCCGGACAATCCCGTCGTCATCCAGCAGGTGCGCACCGAGATAGAGCGCCAGCGCAAAGACCTTTACGACCTCATGAACCGCAAGAGTCCGACGCGCAAACATGTCGTCGGCAAGCGCACCAGATCAATTTAGCTATGGCCAGCCTCACCAATCACAGCAGAAACGCAGCCTCACTCGCCAACCGCGGACAAACCGGGCGCGGGGCCACGGTGTTCTATGGCTGGATGTTTCTCTTCACCGTTCCGCTCTTCTACAACACGCTCACCAACCAGGCGAAGAATGCGGCGTCGATTATCAATCAAACTAAGCATTAGGAGGTATGGCGGATAACTTTAGCTTCACAGAGGGCACCGGCAAGACAGGAGCGGCGGACGAGATAGGCGGCGTTCTCTATCCGCGTGTAAAGCTCGCCCAAGGCGCAGACGGAACGGCGGTAGACGTATCAAGCGCTGCTCCCTTACAGGTGACGCTTGCGAATACGGGCGCTAACGCGACCGCGGTCAAAGTGGATGGCTCCGCTGTAACGCAGCCTATGTCCGCCACATCACTTCCGTTGCCGACAGGTGCGGCGACCGAGAGCACGCTTAGTGGCGTTCTCACCACGTCCGACTTCGACACCAAGATTGGAAGCCTCACGGAGACCGCCCCGGCCACCGACACTGCTTCGAGCGGTGTAAACGGGCGCCTGCAACGTATTGCTCAGCGCCTTACGAGCCTTATCGCCTTGATCCCTGCGGCTCTCACGGGCTCCGGCAACTTCAAAGTGGCGCTTGTTGAGTCCACGGCCACCCAAACCGTATCGGGCACCATCACGGCTACCCTCTCCAGCAGCACGAACGCGGGAGTGACTGCGAAGACTTCGGACTACGACACGGGCGCTGGCGTTGATACGGTTACGATGTTCGGCATCGCCCTTCCTGCATCGGGCGGAGCGGTACAAGGCGGCACGTCTTCCAATCCAATTCAGGTGTCAGTGGCCAACACTGGCGCGAATGCCACCGCCGTTAAAGTCGATGGTTCAGCCGTGACGCAGCCGGTCTCAATTTCCGGCAATCAGGCCGTCAACGTGGCTCAGGTAGCGGGGTCGACCGTAAGCACCGCAGCCACGGGAGTTCAAAAGGTGGGAGTAGTCGGCAACGGCGGCTCGACTCTCGACGCTTCCATCAGCGCTGGGACCGCGCCGACCAACGGCGTCGCGAACCTGGGCATCTACAACTCGACTGAGCCTTCTCCCACGACCGGCCAATCTGTCGCGCTGCAGCTCGACAGCAAGGGTCGTCAGCGCACGGTCCTGATGGATGCGGCTGGGAACACGCGCGGGGCGAACGTCGACGCTTCCAACCGACTCTCAGTAACGGTTGATGCGTTCACTGCAACGAACGCCTCAGTGAACGTTGCGCAGTTCAATGGCGTCACTCCGCTCATGGGCAACGGCACCTCAGGTACCGGTGCGCAGCGCGTGGCCATTGCTTCCGATAACTCAGCCGTATCCGGGCTGGGCGCAGGCGCGACGGGCTCGGCTGTGCCTTCCAATGCGGTCTACAAGGGAGGGATCGCGAAGACAGCGCTTCCTACAGCGGCAACAGACGGCAACTTGACTGGCGCGATGCTCGACAAGTTCGGTCGCCAGGTAACGCTTGTCGGCACTATCCGAGACCTGACCGGCACGCAAACCACCACGATCTCCGCCTCAACTTCTGAGACAACGATAGTCACGGCGGGCGGCGCGGGAATCTTCAACGACCTCGTAATGCTCATCGTGAGCAACACGAGTGCGAGCACTAACACGCGCATCGACTTCCGCGACACGACGGCGGGCACCGTCCTCTTCTCGCTTCAAAGCAATGGCGGCCAGCCGCCGGTAGGCTTCGCGCTCCCTGTGCCCATCCCGCAGACGACCGCAAACACGAACTGGACGGCGCAATGCGCCACCTCGACTACTGACGTTCGTATCTACGCCGTGTTCGCGAAGAACAAATAGTATGGCAATTGCATTTGACGCCGAATCAAATTCGGGAGCGACGTACTGGAACAACATCGTCTCTTCCAGCACACTTTCGCACACCTGCACCGGCAGTAACCTGCTTCTGCTTGTTCCCGTCTACACTTACAACGCTGCTGGATCGGGCACCATCACTACGTCCTCCGTCACATACAATTCTGTTTCGATGACTCAGGTCGCGCACATCAGCGGCACTGCTGATGGCGTCCAACAGGATGTATCGCTTTGGTACTTAAACACGCCAGCCACCGGAGCGCATACCATCTCGGCTACGTATTCCGGCAGCGTGCAATACTCGTCGCTTCACGGCATGTCCTATACCGGCTGTGACCAGACAAGCGCGGTTATCGACAGTTTCAACACGGGGCAAAGCGGTTCAACTGGCTCGGCGGCTGCAACTTCGCTGACGCTCTCAACCACCGTCGTCCACTCCAATTGTTGGACGGTAGGGTTCGCCGCTGCGCGCGGTAGCGATCCTGCGGCTGGCACAGGCACGACGCTGAGAGCCCATAACTCTTCCTCGTTTGCATCGGGTGGCGATAGCAACGCCATTGTGTCTACGGGCTCTCAGTCTCTTCAGTGGACATCGACCAGCGGAGCGTGGCCCGGTGGCATTATCGTCTCGATCAGTCCTCCGATCACTTCATCCTCTAAGTTTGGAACCTCAAGACTGCTAGTGGGTGTCGGCACATGATGTATGGAAACTGTCTTTGTAAATAGGTTCGACGGTGGCATTGCATTCGACCCATACGGCGGCGGCCTCGGCCAGTTCTCAGTCGCAAAGCATTTCGACACGCTCACCTATCCCGACCGCCTCTATCCGCTGCGCGGCATGTCGGCCGACACGAGCGGCACCGGGATTGGCAACCTGCTAGTTGGCTCAGACGGCAATTTCTACGGGCTTGGCTGGCGCTCAGCTGACCACACGAAAGTAAGAGTGTGGACGCGCGCTTCGGGCTCGTGGGTCGCGCTCACGCAGGACACCAACAGCGGCCTCTCGTACGACTGCTTTGTTGAGTATCACACCAGCACGGGCGCGCGGCGGCTCTTTCACTCCACAACTACGAACGCAATCGGCATCATTGACCCGACGGACGCTGTGGCACCCGACACGCATCTCATTACCTACAGCACGATCTGCCAAGGCTACGTGCATCCTTCGACCGACATCCTCTACATCGGCTACGACAACAAGGTGATGGCCAACAATAACGGCACGTGGACCGACGTCGCCTTCACCGTTCCGGCCAATTACCGCGTCTCCGCGCTCGGGAGGCTTGGCAACTATCTGGCGATTGGTTGCACACCCAGCGTGAGCGGTGTCGACAACCAGGGCAGCGGCCTCAAGGCGAAAGTTTTTCTTTGGGACCAAGACACCAGCAACGCCTTGGCGGCTGACACGCTCGACTGGGGCACCGGCAAACTTCAAGTTCTCAATGGGGACCTCTACAAGGACACGCTTATCGGGATCTCTGACGGCGGCACGGGCAGTTCTGTCGACTACGACTCCATCGTCATCCGCGCCCACAATGAGCCTGAGCCCATCGCTGAGCTGCCGACTAAAAAGCAAACCTCGTTCGTTCCGGATGCCTCGATCAACCCGCGCGTCAATTTCGTCGACAAAGGGCGCTTGTATTTCAGCGTCAACCTCATCGGCGGTAGCACGAGCCCGTCCTACTATGGCCTCTGGTCGCTTGGGAAATCGAAGCTCACCGGCCGGTACGTTGTGAATTTGGAGCGCGTTGCCACGACCGGCAACACCGAAACGGGCGTTATTGCCGCAGCTATCTCGGGCGACGTGGCCGCCATGGTCCACAGCTCCGCTGGCACACTTTCAATTACCGACTCGACGGACAGTGCGGGGGACCAATGGACCGCCACCTCCGTTTATGAGTCGTTGGTGAACCCGCAGATGACCGCGATTGACGCGACACGCTCCAAGCAGCTGTGCTCCTTCGGCGTCGTCCTCTATCCCCTGCCATCGACCGGACAGGTTGTCGCCAAGTACCGCGTGGACGGCGGCGCGTGGACGACGATCTTTACGAAGACAGCCACATCGCCCGACACCAACACGACTTCATTCGAGCAGGTCTTCGACGCGATCGGCAACACGTTCACTGCCGGGCGCGAGTACGAATTCCGACTCGAATCCACAGGCTTCGCGCAAATCGTGGGGTATGCTTACAAGTATAGGGTACTGCCAACAACGATATGAGCCAGGAGGACTATCAAAATCTTCAAAGGACGGTAGGCCAGATGAAGCTTACGCTCGACACGCTCGTTAGGCCTGACCGCTACCAATTCGACAAGGACATCACGCTCTTTCCGGGCCGCAGCATACGCGGGCTCTACTGGGGCGCCGTCAATTCAGGCGGGACCGCCGTTAGCCTTCCGAGCGGCTGGACTTCTTCGCGCACCGCCGCGGGCCAATACACCGTCACGCATAATCTCAATCTCAGCACCACAGGTTATGTGGTGCTCCCTATTTCCCAAGGCCTCAACACCTATCCCTGTTCAGTGGTGCAAAGCGCCAACTCCTTCCAGGTCAACATCGGCAATCTGACTGCAGGACAGGACACTGACTTCAAGTTCTTCCTTACCCGCATTTCCAACTGAGTATGCCTATCGCAGACAACAAAAATATAAATGCTTCGCTTCAAACTCCCGGCGCAATGACCGGCGCTCCCCAAGCGTCCGCAAATCCCTTCACCACATCGACGACTCCGATCGACGTAGGCAAGTTAGGAACCACAACTCCTTTCACACTTCCCCCAGCCCCCGCGCAGAGCATAGGGCAGTACGACATCAGCGGACTTCCGTCGGTAACGAGCTTGCTCAATCCCGGCACCACTACGGCACAGCAGCGCCAGACGGGACTTGAGACGCAGCTCGAGACGGACACCGGAAAGCTTGGCACCAAGACGGCAGCACAAACCGCAGCGGAGGACACGGCGGCCAAGGCGCTCGGAGCAACAACAGGGCTTTCCGACTTCACGGGTCAGCTCACGGACATCAACAACCAGATACAGACGCTCCAAAAAGAGAGCGCAGCGATACCGCTCCAAATTCAGAACGAGTTTGCGGGGAGGGGCGCAACGGTCGGCGGCGTGGCACCAATCCAAGCCGGGCGGTTGCGTGATAACGCTATTAAGGCGCTGGGGCTCTCAGCCATTGCGCAGACCTTGCAGGGAAACATCGCGAGCGCGCAGCAGACGGCAAGGCGCGCCGTTGAGCTTCAATTCGCTCCTGTGCAGGCCGAAATCGACTACCTCAAGCAGGCGATTGCAGACAACAAGGACAACCTTGATCGCGAGGACAAGCAGCGCGCCGAAGAACTTCAGGTGCAGCTTAACGAGCGCCAGCGCATCCTCGACCAGCAGAAGCAGGACAAGTCAACGATACTGAGCTGGGCGGCCGAGGCTGCGAAGAACGGCGCGAGCACCCTCACTATCAACAATGCAATGAGCCTTAGCGACCCGATGCAGGCGCTACAGGTGCTCGGTCCGTATCTAAGCGACCCGATCGCTAAGCAAAGGGCGCTTGTCGACCTGGAGAACGCGCGCAAGCAGGGGCTGCTCACGACTGCGCAAATTGCAAAGACGAACGCGGAGACCGCGCAGGTTCTTAATCCATCGCTGCGGCCAGCAACACAGGCGCAGCAGACCGAGGCGGGCTATGCGAGCCGCTTAGTGCAGGCAAATAGCATCATCAACGGGCTTCAGAAGAAGTTCGCGAACGCGAACCCCATCGCGTACGGCGTCGGCGGCATTGTGCCTGGCTTCCTCCAGACCTCTGACCGGCAGGCCTATGAGCAGGCAAAGCGCAACTTCGTAAGCGCGGTACTGCGCCAGGAATCGGGCGCGGCTATCGCGCAGTCCGAGTTTGACAATGCGGATAAGCAATACTTCCCGCAGCCGGGCGATTCACCCGCGACGGTGCAGCAAAAGCAAGCAAACCGCGAGCTTGTGATGCGCAACTTCATCAATGCATCAGGGAGCGCCTATGAAGCGCCTCCTTCGAGCGCACCCGCGCAGACCTACACGGTCAACGGCAAGAGATACGTTCAGGGAGCCGATGGCCTCTACTACCCGCAATGAGTACTCAAGGACTGACACTTCAACAGTTGGAACAGATGGGAGCGAAGCCCGCTGGTGGTTTGACGCTCGACCAACTCAAAGCGCAGCAGCCCGACCATCTCAATGGTTTCGACGTGCTCGACAAGGCAGCGAACTTCGTCAAGTCCAACAACTTGCCGGGCGCGCAGCTCGGCACGGCTTTGGGCAATTCCTTTTATGGGATCGGTACGGCCGCCTCACGCGCACTTCACGGAGACTTCTCGGGCGCGGGCAAGGCACTGTCCGATGCGGGTGATGCCAATAACAAGCTCTTCGAGCAGGTGGTGGGCGACGTCATCCGCTCCGTGGCCCTGCCAGCCTCGCTTGCAGCGGGCGGCGGCACAAGTCTTGTCAAAAGCGCGGCGACGTTTGCAGGGACAAGCGCGGCGCAGGGCTTGGGAGACTCGCTGGCGGCCGGGAAGGGCGCGGGCGACGTGGCAAAGGACACCGCAATCAGCGGCGCTATCGGCGCAGGTGCTGGCGCTGCCTCGCACGTCATCAGCGCGGCCACCAAAGCGATCGTCGACAACCTCCCTACGCGCTTGCTGCGCGACCTTACCAAGCAGTCGAAAGCGGAGCTGCGCGCCGGGAAAGACGTTGCGCCGACCATCCTCGCCGACAAGCGCGTCGGCACGACGGAGGGACTTATCCAAGGCGCACAAGACAACATTGAGCGCCTCGGCTCTCAGATTCAAAGCAAGCTTGCGCAGGGGACCGCAGGCGGCGCGACGGTATCGCGCGACCGCGTCTTCAACGACGTAGCCGAGAGTTTTAACTCAAACGGCGCAGCGCTCGACAAGCAGGAGGTACAGAACATCGTCGGCGCCTTGGCGCCCCAGGCGAAGGGCCTCCTAGCGAAGCAGACCCTCACGCTCGCCGAAGCCAACCAGCTGCGCTCGGTGCTCGACCGCACGCTCGGCGACAAGGCATTTCTCAAATCTCAGCTGCCGTTCAACAAGGACGTGCTCAAGCAATTCGCGGACACGCTGCGCGAGGATGTCAAAGCAAAGGGTCCGGAGGAGTTGCGCTCGCTCTTTAGCGAGCAGTCCAAAGAGATACGCTTGCGCAATGTGCTCAACGAGGCGTCGCTCGCAGAGTCGCGCAAGAACTTCTGGAATTGGCGCGACATCATAAGCGGCGGCATCGGCGCGAGCTTAGGCGGGCTCCCCGGCATAGTAGGCGGCGTCGCGCTGGAGCGCGCGCTTGGCTCGGCGCCGTTCCTCACCGGCACGGCTGTGGGTATCGACCAGCTCGGGAAAGCGCTTGGCCCTATACTGAGTAAGTTGGAGCCTGCGGAGCGCACCTTTATCGCCTCGCTTATCTCCCGCGGCGTGAGCGGTGCAGGCGCGACATCAGATAGCCAAATCCCGCCAGGGAGCACCACGCAATGACGCCGATAATGACTGCTAGTAGCATCGCCCCATCATAGCATATGAACCCAGAGCCACGCGATTTAGCCGAATACCAGACGGACCACGACCTCCTCATCCGGGTGAACACGATCGTGGAGGGTATGGCATCCGACATTAAAGACATGAAGGCGCACTACGTCACCCAGGCAGAGTTTTGGCCGGTCAAAATGCTCGTCTACGGATGCGTGGCCCTGATGCTTTCGACGCTCATGGGCGCGCTGCTTTATTTAGTTGTTCACCACTAACGTATGAACCCGCTACACATCTATTGGCCATTCAAACCGTTCACCGTCACCCAGCGATGGGGCAATCCGAATGCCGCCTATGCCGCACAGTTCAACGACCCTTCGTTCAAATTGCACAACGGCATCGACGCGAAGCCGCATCTCCAGGACACCTCATATCCTGTCTACTGCCCCGTTGAAGGCTTCCGGGTTCTGAGCGTTGATTATCAAGCAAACGGCGGCGGCAACGAAATCTATCTGGTATCCAAAGCGAAGTACCAGATGTTCGACCAGGAGTGTTTCGCGCTTCTCATCCTCTGTCACGCCGAGAAGGTTCTTGTGAAACCGGGCTACGAGCCCGCGCTTGGGGAGCTGCTCATGATTGCGGACAACACCGGCTTTTCGACCGGGCCTCACACGCACATGGGGCTGTATCGCGTGGCGGACCCGAACAACGTCGGCGGCAGCAAGCTAGACAAAAACGACGCCACGGGATCCTTTGACCCCTCGCTCTTCTTCCTTGGAGACTTCGCAGCTGACAACGCGAGCCTCACAGCGCTCGTCAAATCAAACTGGCGGTACTATCAATACAGGCTGGGGCTTTCCACCTAGCGTGGCCTCCCCGAGCGACTAAACAACGAGCGCTCAACGGGGAGGGCACGGTGGGTAGAACCACCGCATTATTCATCATCGAACAATCATCATGGAATTTATCAAGTGGCTCGTAACGTCGTCCGCTGACCCGCAGCGCTACTCACTTGCAGTCAAAGGCGCGCTGAGCCTGGGCGTAGCGTGGCTCATCAAGCTCGCTGGCATCACCTGCGGCATCGCCCTTATCTGCCTCTCGTTTGATGCCGACGTGCTCATGAGCGCTGTCGACACGATCGCCAACATTGTCTATCTCGCACTGACCCTGGTAGGCGCCGCCTGGACCCTCTGGGGGCTTCTGCGCAAGGCGTGGCTCAACCGCTGGAGCGCGTACGGGATCGTGCCAAAGAACCTGCCTTTCGCCTCCGAGGAGGTTCAGGGCTAGCACCTCGCCAAACCGCCCTCTAGGACGAACGAGACCCCTGCCTCTGGGGGTCTTATCGTCTGGCTCATAAAGACTTCAGGATGAGACCGTGTAACCCCGTGAAACGCCCATCTGCTTGCCCGGCTGTATTGGCCGAAGCAAGTAGTTGATTTATAAGCTGTTTTTTTTACTCAGCTGAGGTTGTTTTTGGCGCGCACGAATCTGCTTGCTAAATCAAAATCTGGAAGCCGATAATCCGCTAAAGTGCCAAATTGACGCAGGAAGCAGGTTTTACTAACCGCTTGGCAGGTCAAGTGAAAAGGCCTTAGCCTTCGGTTGTGTTTACAGGGGTTTGAGTTTACCCCTTAATAATCCCTGCCGTCGGGTCCTCTTTTATCAAAGGAGACCTGTATGCGCAAATCCTCAAGGCTCCGGGTTTGGTATCGCTACCTTCGCAGACGGTCGCGCGCGCTGCGTCGCATGTGCGTGAGCTTCCTCACGATCGCGATGGCAATTGCCAAGGTCATCGAGTTTGTGGTCTCGCTGTATTCGTCCTGGTCTGTGTGAAAAAGCACACGCCCTTGCGGACGTGTGAGTCTGGGAGGCCACGCGCGCCGAGGGAGGATGGCGCGGGTGGTAGAACTTATGACGCCATGCGCTTGCGCTGCCCTGCGGCTTCGAGCGCATCTTGAGCGCACGCTTCTGTGCAGAAGTAGCCATCAGGCGAGTGGAACGCTTCGCGATGGCCGTCCTTGATGGGAAACGGTTGGCCGCAGAACTCGCAGGAACTGGGCGCACCGTTCATGAGGTAGGCGCTGGTCAGTACCCGCATGGCTAGCTCCACTTGGCGACGAGGAGCATGACCGACACGAGCAGCGAGACTCCGAGCAGCGGCGTGGCGTCGAACTCGGGCAGTGTGTAGTCGCCTACGGTGAGGCGACAGCGAACATTCCAGATGAACATGGTGGGCCTCCGTGGTGGAGGCCGGGGTTCCTCTGCGCGTAAATTGGAAGCACGCTTGGATGCAGAGAAACACACCGCTTCCAACACCGAGGCGGAACTGGCCTGCTTTTATTGTCGCACGTGAAACGTCGATGAAGCTGTGTGGCTGGGGATTACTTTTTCGCCAATGCTTGTGTGATTGCAACGAGCGCGTAGCGGACTGAGCGATCTTTGATATCTGCGAACCCAGTGATGAGCTTGAGCGCGCCTTTGGTCGTGAGGAGTTTTGCGGGGGAGGTGCCCTTACCCGACACACCTTCGAGGCCGTCATAGAGCGAGGCGATGGGTACACCAAAGAGCTTGGCGATCTTGTAGAGCTTGCCCGCTGCAATGCGGTTCGCTCCCTTCTCGTACTTCTGCACCTGTTGGAATGTGAGACCTAGCTGCTCCGCGAGGTAGCTTTGTGACCAGCCTCGCGCGAGCCGCAGCGCCCGCACGTTGTCCCCCACAATCTTGTCTATGTTGTCTGCACGGCGCATCGCAACCTCCAAGGGTTATGCGAGGCTTATGCAAAATTCTTGATTTCTGACGGGCGCGAGAAGTGCCCGAAAACATTGAACAAGTGCTAAACTACCTGAGTGCGGCAGGCTGCGCGCTTGCAACCGATTTGCGCGCTCAACAGCACAGTTTTTCAGTTGCTGTCCGGTTTTGCACAACCCCCATTGCAAATATCAAGAATTACGCATCCCCACATGACGCTCTACGGCTACGCACGGGTCAGCACCAATGGACAGACGCTTGACGCGCAAGTGGAGCAGCTTGAGGGCGTGGGCTGTGTGCGAATCTTTCAGGAGAAGGTCAGTGGCGCTAAGCGCGACCGCGCGGAGCTGCGCAAACTTCTGCGCGCGCTGCGCGATGAAGACATCGTGGTGGTTACGCGCCTCGATCGCTTGGCACGCTCGACACGCGACCTCCTGAACATTCTCACAGCCATCACCGACAAAGGTGCAGGCTTCCGCTCTCTGAGCGATGCCTGGGCTGACACGACAACCGCGCATGGCCGCCTCTTGCTGACCATCCTAGGAGCTTTGGCTGAATTTGAACGCGAGCTAATACTCGTGAGAACCGCGGAGGGCAGGGCGCGAGCTGTAGCGATGGGAGTGAGGCTTGGCCGCAGGCCCAAGCTCGACGCAAATCAGCGCAGAGAGGCCTATCAGCGCAAGCGAGCCGGGGAGCGCCCAGCTCTCATTGCCAGAGACTTTCGCGTGAGCGAATCTACGATTTCGAGGATCCAGTGTGGCTGATCTACTTTGCCAAGCCTTGGAGCTTTTTTACCAACAAGTCTGCGATGGCCTTTGTACCTTTATCGATTGAGAGGTAACCGAGGTTGGGCGGCAGGCCGTCGAGGTCCGTATCGTCAATTCTGATCGGCAAGATGTAGTCGTTTCCCTTCTCTTCGAGGGCTCGCGCCTGAGCGCTGCGAAACTCGTGGCTCGTCCAGGCACGCTCCTTGTAGTCCTTGGAGATCAGGATCACGCAGTACCGCGCTTTCTTGCGATAGACCTCATCGAGGAACGCCGTCAGGTTCTTCCCCCACAGGTACTCGGGGTAATAGTCGTCATAGAAGACCGCGTAACCGGCAGCGCGGAGTGCTTCAGCAAGCTCTTTGGCATAGGCACGATCTGCGCCCGCGAATGAGAGAGCGACATCGAACGTCGCCGGTATCACAGCTTTGGACAGCGACGAGAGCTTCACCGCGGACGTAGCAGCAGGCTCTTTAGAAAACACAATCCTCCGGCGTATGTCCGCTGACATCCGTTCGGCGGGCTTCGATTTCAAAAGGAATGGCAGCCCAACGCGCTCGATTTCCTCGTTGGCGTCGAGCAGATTCTTGATCGCGGGTGTGAATTGAGTGGCATGAACATCAAACCAGCGATGGGCCTGGTCGGCGTTGCTATCCCGAAAGCCGTCGTCTCGCGTTTCGAAGGCAACGGAGCGATAGAAGCATGGTTCGAAATCGAACTCAGGGCACTCAGCGAACTGCTTCAGCCGAAGAATTTGAAACACGCTCATTATTTCTGACGATAGCGGCGGATGCTTTGGCCGGTAGTGCGTGACCCAGCCCTTCTCGCTTCCCGTGTCGATCCAGGTGAAGTGATAGGCGAAGGTCTCGTCCTCGCTTTGCTTCATCCGCTCGATCTTCATGCCGTTGTGGCCATCACCGTAGAGTGGTTTTGGCCCGTCATAGCCTCTATCCCGCGTGCCACCTAAGAAGTGGGTCCAACCCTCGGGTTGCGGCAATACGAACCCGCATGCGTTCAATCCCCTTTCCGCGCCCTCCAATAGTTTGTAAGCGCGCTCGAACGCGTTTGCGAACCTCTCAAGGTCGAAGTCCGCGTCAACCCATCTGACGTAACAGCGCCGACCGGCGATGAACGCACAGCCACTGGCCGTGAAGCCCAGGTACGCAAGAAAGTCTGTTCGCTGGAGCCCGGACAAACTGTAGGTGGTCGGATTGACGTGCAGGCTGTAGCCAACGTCGTCCTTTCCCCATTGCAGCCGCGTGAGCACGACTTGGAGTCCGGCGCCATTGTGCTGCGCAACGACTTCCGTTTTCAGTGCTTGATGGGGATCTCTGCCGCTCGTCGGCATCCTACTCTGTGTCCCGATAGTAGCTCACGATCGCGGAGTTTCCGTACGCGGCATCCTTAAGCCAAACGCCCCAATAGGCGAAAGCGGCGCGCCCGCCGCCCCGCTCGCCGTGCACCGTTCCGGTCTTGATATCAAAGTAGCGCAGCTCTGTCGGGCTTCCTTGTACAACGATGAACTCACCGGCTTCCGCCAACACAAATGAACCTGCCTTCTTGAATAGTGGGCCGTCTGCCACTTGGCACGCTTCGTCGTGAATGGCGCGCACTTCGTACTCTGAGCCATAGTTCAGAACATGGTACGTATCGAAGTCCCCATCTATGAATCCACCTTGCAGCAAATTGATGATGAATGGCGGGGTTTCTTGAGGGAGGACGACGAGGGGCTGCCACTGACGCCCTTCCTGCTTGCCGACAATCGCCATCTCGGAAACGTCATCGAGCTTCACCCGAACAAGATCGAGCGGGCTGCAATCCTTGAGGAACGCAAAGCGGTGCGGCATCGTCGCCTCCGACTCGGGGAATCGCCATATCTTTTATCACAAAGACAACCGCCCGACTTTTCCCTCTGAACGCAGTTCGGGAAGCTGAAGTTGCTGTGAAGCAGCGGTGTGTATCCGTGTCCCAGTCTGCTCTCTTTCCGATGCTGTTCAGATGGCAGGGACAGAGTCGGCAACTGTTTTTCCCTGCTTTCGCAACAGAACCTGAAAGAGCTTGGTAGCGCGTTGAGAACTGAATAGGGCGTTAGGTCTAAATGCGCACCATCACGTCACCGCTATGCGGGTCGTGCTTGTGACGCTTAAGCTTCTTAATGTCTACCTGTACATCACCCATTCGCTCCTCAAGAGACGGGTCAAAGCCGTCGTCCTGGCGGTCGCCAATGATGCTATCGAACGGCGGCCGCTTTCGTAGTTCTGCGAGCGCCGCATCGTAGTCATCATCCAGAGCCTGACCGCTCTTCTCACTCTTCTTTTCCAACTTCCAAAGTAGGTCGAGAAGCTCACTGGTGGTCTTGTTCTCCATAGAGTTCTTTGTGATGCCCTATTCAGTTTTCAACGAGCTACTGATTTCGGCGCTATCTGGTTTACGTCCGTTGAGCGGCGCGGACGGCCTGGGAGGCGGAATTGTAGACCCGGACATGACGCAGGCCACCCCTTGCGGAGTGGCCCTATGTCATATGACGCCGGATGAGGGCGTGCGCGGAGCCGAAGCCACGCGCGTATGAAATTGTACCTTCATCCGGGTCATAGGCCCATTGTAGCGCGTCGTAGTCTCCGGCAAGCTCGGGCTGTTGATAACGTACCTACGCTATCTGCCGCTTGTGAAAGCGCAGCGCCTTGGAGGAAGACATCCATGCAGGTTCGATTTATCTTCAACGACCCAGTTCTGTCACCGCGTCCACTTTCGGACGTAGTCGGAGCGTTAAAACGCCTACAGCGCATTTGGTCGTTTACCTGCTTTATCTCCCTCAGTGAGGAAGGCCTCAGCCAAGACGATGTTGAAAGGCTCACCTATGCTCTATCAACCCCCAGTGTTCCTGACGACCACTCCTACTTGCTAAACTACCGAGGATACACTGTAGACCCGTACTTGGAGCTAGATATAAGCTACGTCCGGTATGGAAGCCCTCTACAAATAGATGGAAAGCCCAACCTCCGGCTGGTTGCTCCGTCCCGACTGCGAGCCGCGTTTCAAATACTTCAGAATATAATTACATTGGATTCTTTCCGTGCCCAAAGACGATGGGAGGCTGAACTTTCAAAACAACGCGCCATAGAGGCAATGCTAAAGAATGCTGAGCGCATGCTAGAACTGAGCGCAAAGATAAGGAACAAGCAGCTACGAGAAGAGTTTATTCGCTCAATGTCTAGGAACCTCGCTGCTCTAGATGAGCCTGAACGTTTTCGTTTGGTTTCTGCTGAAATTATTGGCGACGAGCACCAAGAGAAAAAGACGGCTTAGCGTGCCAAGTGCTCCCATCCCGCTCCAGCCCCCGTGTACCAACTCACAGGCCCGTTTGGCGAAATGCGGAACTACTTTGCTCCCACGCCGAAGGGAACGTCTGTCAGCTTCTCCGTATTTTCCCATTCTGCGAGGTAGAACTCCCGGAAGTGCAGGAACGCGCGCCGCAGCGCATCCTGCCGCTCCTCCACTAGCTCGAAGCTGCTCCCTTCTAGCGCCGCTACGGCGAGGAGCGTGGCGTCCCGCATAGCCGCGGCTACCTTGATTGAATGAGCCTTGGTCTCTTGGGCCTCGCGGATATGCTCGGCCTTCTTCTCCTGAGCCGCGGCCACCGCCGCGGCCTTAGGCGCGCCGCTGCCTTGCCACGCCTTCTTAGGCTGTTCCTTGGGCTTAGGAGCGAAGATGTATTTGCGCCCTTGCGCGTTCTCCCAGATGTCGGACCCCTCGAACGAATAGAGCGGCTGCATAAGGTCAAAGTTGGCAAACGCCACCGCGCCTTCCTTGTTCTTGCGGTTTATGGACACGTTCTCGTGCGTACTGCCACCCTCTACCGCCTCCTTAACCGTTGCTACCTTCCAGTCTTGTCCCTTATTCTCAACGGACAAAATGGTGTAAATCATACATTTTTTACTTAGATTGATATCGGACCCAACAACGAAACGACGAGCAGAAAGACTATGGCGCCAAGCGCGATGATCGCGGCTCGCGCCGCCGACCACTCATATTTGCTGTCCATGACTGAAGTTGTAGTAGAACTCGGCGTACTGCTTCATGTCGGCATGGGAGTAGCACTGGCCTGCGAACGCGCTCGACCAAAGCCAGAGCCCGCCGACCAGCATTGCCCCGACCAAGAACATGCCCCATCGCTTGAAGAAGCGCTCGGCGCGCTCGCCCTCTTTGAGACCCTTGCGCGCGAGCAAGTACGCTTTGCCGTGGTTGATAATGTGAGCTTGCTGCATACACAAATTGATTGGTGACTAATCTCTCGACCTAGCTCTAGTCTAACATGTCATTTCTGCTACGCATGTGCTTCGCATACGGCGCGTGTGGATAGTGGCTCTGTCAAGGTGTGGATAGCTATTGATGCTGTCTGCCACGCATATGCTACGATTGAGACATGGCAAAAATGACTAAGGCGGAAGCGGGTAGAAAAGGCGGGATTATCCGCTGGGCCAAACTCCCGAAAAAGAAGCGCGCGGCTCACATGGCCAAGGTCGCGAAAGCTCGTTGGGACAAGAACGTTGATAAGGTCGAACTTAGCCGCCAACTTGTACAAGGAGTATGACCCACACTCTCTACGGCTGGACTGTTGTCAAACCTGATAGTCAGGTAATGCGGAACGCGGCCAACGGCGTGCTGGCTATCTTTCCCGAAGATGACAAGAAATCGGCCGCGAAGGTTGCCGGAACCAAGGCTGGCTCCCGCGTTATCCCGTGCACCATCACCTACGAGGTATGAACTACGTAAAAATCTTTATAGGCAGGGCTGAGGACGTGGAGGTCGATGCGAATGCCTTCCTCACGGAGGCCGCCGCGAAGAGACATCGGGTAATGACTGTTAAACAGAGCAACAACGCGCACCACGTCTATCTTACTTTTGTTCTTACTGACGAGCCGCACCCTCACAAGAAGAGATGAAACGCCCCGCACTCAAAAGTAGGTTGTTGCGCTACCTTCAGGATCGGCCGGGAGTGTGGATTGCCAAAGGCGCGCTCTGCGATCTCGCGAGACTACATACCGGTGCCACAGGCGAGCACACGGGGCGGCGACTACGCGAGCTGGAAAACGAAGCGAAGGTACTCGTCGAGTACCGGAAGAACCATGCGTATTACTCGATCGCCGAAGCGGCCCGACCCAAACGTCAACTCGTGACAGAGTTGCCGAACGGCAGCGTCCGAATCGAATACGTTTAGTCCATCAGGTCCCGTCGTATCCCTTACGCGTGGTCTTTCTTCGGTTGATAGCTGTCCCACGCGTTGCGGAAAGCATTCATCGCTTCCTCGCGTGTTCTGGCTCGCCCTTTAGCCCACCAGCCGTCCACGTTCGCTCCGCCTCGCGTCGTGTCGATTGACCATATCCACGGCGCGATTTTCTCCTCCAAGCTTTCCGGGCGAGGATCAAGCCAGATGCTTCCCACCACGTCATCTTGCTTGTGAACCCGGTAGTCCTCCTCGCAGCGGTACATGCGCGGCGGGACCACCTTGCGCAGATGAAGCCGACTTTCCGGCCTACGCGGGATGCACATCAACGCCCGCAAGAGGGGCGCTACAACGTGGTCCGGCAATCGCCTGAGGCCATCCTTGGGCATATCGGATTCCTGGCCTGAATCGGCCCGATGGCAAGCCGCTAGACTTTGGGGGGCACGCTCAGCCCGCTACCAGGACCCCCCGCTCCATTTTTGAAACGTACTGTTCCGAAAATTTACACAGCCCGACGCTGCCGACCCGCTAGCGTGCGGTGTGTCCCGCCGCACTGAGCTGACCTTAACCGCGCTTGTCGTCCTTGCCCTTGCGGCGCTCGTCTTCCTGGCGAAGCACCGCTGGCACCTGCTTTGACGGACGGGTTACGCGACCCGGTAGACTAAGAGCCGGTCCTGCCATTGCGGGTCAATTTCGAAGTCGCGGATGGCCCGCTTCTTCGCTTCCTCTGCGCTCTTAGCCGCGAGGGTGCAGATTTCCTGACCCTTGGCGGCAATGCGCGTCACGCGCCAACGCGGGAGGTTCTCACTCGTACTACGCTTCAT